TTGGTTTTTGACCCAAAATCAAACCCGTCAAAACAACATTTCCCGCCGCGATCGCCGTGATCCATTCGGTTCGGTCTTTGATGTCTGTGAATGTGTAGTCACATTTCACAAACGCCAATTTTGAAATTCCACCGTTTCGTGTGGAAACGCCACACCCACCCGAATAACTTTCGGGCAAATCGGGGGCGCAAGTACTTGGACACAATGCCATATTTTTTTGATTTTTTTGTTTAACTTAAATGAATTGAACCGTCCCAACCTGGGATTGGGACGGTGTTTTTTTTTTATGGACACGCCACGATTGTCGAACAATCTTTGAAATTGAACGTGTAATTGACACCCGCGTTTGGATCGCCAACTTTGAACGCGTTCGACGGAATGAAAAACAATTCCCAATTCAACAACAATTTGATCGACCATTCGTCGGCGCAATCGTCGTAGTGAACTTTGAGATCGTATGTCAAACCCGTGAATGGATCGGTGATCGTTCCGTGTTCGAAAACGTCGTTTCGTTTTGCGTAATCGCCAACGTATTTGTTCCACGTCAACAATTGAACCGCGTTCGGGGCCAAAACCACGAATTCGTTCGCACCAACAACGCTTTCAACAAAACGGTCGTTGAAATACATGTAATCGGTCCAACGTGACAAATCCGTTCCCGTGTTGGCGTTACAACATGCGATTTGTTGCGTTTTTGCGTACAAATCGAAATTTCCTCCGCCAATGATCATTGGCGCACCACTCGCACCAACCAAATCGTATTCGTGACGGATTTGGGCCGACGCGATCGCACGGGGGGCGTTTGTTGTTGCTTCGAACAATTTGATCGACTTTTGGGTTGTCCCGTCGCCGAACTTTCCAAAATTCGCGGTTTGATCCGCCAACAATTGTTTGTTCAATGCGGTGTTGATCGCGTTCATTTGTGACATGATCACGTTCGACACATAAACCGAATCCGCTTCGCACAATTTTCTCATTTGGTCCTCGGAAAATTTCATTCCTTTGGTTTCCAAACAATTCGTGATTGAAACGTTTGTTTCAAATGGGGCGATCTCTTGTTCGGTGTCACATGAATTTGTACATGTCAAATTCACGTCCGCGTCCGTTCCGCGCTGAATGTAGTTCACTTGAACGGTTCGGTTTTTTCCGTTTGTTGGGATCGGAATCGCTTCAAACCCCATTCGGTTTTCCTCGGACATTAACGCGTCCAAATATCCAACGCGATCGCGTTTCAATGCGGGGGCGTTCATTCCCGCCACGGAATTCAAATCCGTTTGTAATTTTTGACACAATCCTTGTGTAAATGCCATTTTTTTAATTTTTTATTGTTTGACTTTTTTGATTTGTGGGGGTGTATAAAACACGAAACCCATGACGTCACAACCACCAATTGGTGATCATTCCGAAATGGGTCGGTTCCCCGTTGTTTGCCGTTTTCGGTTCGGCGAACCCGTGGAATTCGTATTGGCCCGACGGCCCGTTTTATTCTGCGGATCCTTGGCCGAACACTTTCATGTTTGCCAAACTTTCCGCGTTTTGTTGGGCCTTTTTTAGACCCGCCAATTGAAATTTTGGTCCGTCGTTCCCTCCGTTGTTTGCGGGGTTGGGCGGTGTTCCCTTTGGATTGGCGTTTTGATTGTTGGGTGAACCATTTGATTGTTTCACCACACCCAATTGTGTCAAATGCGAATCCAATATTTCGTCAAAGGTAACGATTTTTGTTCCGTCCTGGTTCAATGGGTTCAAATTATTTTTGGTTTTGACCACCAATTGACCATTGTCGTCAACGTCCACGTTGAAATTTTGGTCCAAATACGAACGAACCGCGGGTGATACCACGTCGGCGGAAACGATCAATTGACGTTTGGCGATCGCTTGGGAAATGATCGATTCACGTTTGAATGTTTTGATTTGGTTTTTGGCCTCGTTTTCTTTGGCGGGGATCACGTCCTCCAACAATCGTTTGTTTTCATTCGACAATTCGATCAATCGTTGTTGGATTTCCTCCGCACCTTGGGCCGTTGCCTTGGACGCGCGGTCGTATGCGATCGAAATAATTTCGTCGAATTTTTTGTCCTTTATTTCCTCGGACGGCAAATTGAACGTTTTTTTCAATTTGTGTTCGATCTTGGACAATTCGGATCCGCGGATTTCGTCCTTTATCGGTTGAATGAATTCGGGATCATTTTTCAACACGTCGCGTTGGACGGTTTTGAATGATGTGGCGATTTCCTCGATTGGTGTTGTGTCGTCCTCTGCGGTCAATTTTGAAATCGCGTCCGTTGGGACACCGATTTTTTTCAAAAATGTTTCAATCTTTGACATGGGTCGTTGTTTTTTTATTTGTTAGATTTGGGACCGCGTTTTTTTGGGGCGGTGTCCTCGGTTGTTTCCTCTGCGGTTGGTTGATCAATGTCAACAAATTCCGTTTGTGGTTCCTCTGCGATCGGTGATTCGACAACCGTTTCAACGATTGTTGGGTTTTCCTCTGCGGGAATGACAAATTTCACGGGTTCGTTTTGGGTTGGGATCACGTCAAAAACTTTTGATCGTCCTCCTTTCTTTAACAAATCCCACGCGGTTTTGGTTATTTCGGAAACCTGGCCCGTTTTCATGTTTTGGATTCTTATTTTTTCCATGTGTTTGTTGTTTTCACAAATATACGTCAAATTCACGATTCCAACGCGTTGATTTGCGCGGACGTCAATGACGAATAAAACCATTCCGCACCCAATGGGGATTTGAATTCGTCGTCGTCGTTGTCAATGATCGATTTGATTTTTTTCAATGTTTGAATGTCGTCGTTTGCCGCGGCGTTGGCGGTCAATTCCGACAACTCGGTCATTTGTTCAATTGTCATTCGCTGAATTGTTTGATTGTTTTCGGGTCGATTTGATATTCGTCCAATAATTTTTCGAATAATTTGAACGCGGAATTGTATTCACGTTCGAACCATTTCGGGGCGTATGTGTACGCGGTCCATGATTCGGTCCAAAATTCCGACCAACTCGATGATCCGTATGTTGTCGGGGCGTCGCTTAATTTGACACCCAATTGTGTGGCCAAATCTTTCATTCGATTTCGTTCACCGAACATTGATTTCGGATCCACTTTGTTGTGGATCAAATGGGCGAATTCATGGGTGACGGTTGGGGCGACATTTTTGTCCACGGCCTCGGAAACCGACGACATGGTGAAAAATCGGGGTTTCCCTTTTTTATCAATTGACGCGATCGTGTACCCGTTTTCGTCTGCGAAAACTTTTTCGCCTTTTTTGTTCACGCCCGTCCGCCCACCTGGGACATTGATTTTGTGCCATTCCTCCATTTGATCGGTGGCGATCTTGAAATCGGTGTCGTATGAACGACCAATGATCGTTTGTCCTTTTGCTACTTTGACCAAACAACATTTGTTGTCGGTTCCACATGCCCCGCCGACACCCTTTCCCAATTTGAAAACATTGTATTTGTTCACCTTGGGTTTGTTGTCGAACAATTTCGATTTGCTTTGTGGGTTTGACGCCTCGGTTGCGGAAACCAATCCCGAAATGGTGTTGAATTCTGCGGCGATTTCCGCGGCCCCGTCTTGGTCGGCGATCAAATCGAACATGGCCTTGTTCAATGCGGGGGATTGGGTCGAAATGAAATATTCCTCGTTCAATTGTTTTTTGGCGACCGATTGATCGAAATCCTTTTGGGTGTTTTTGTTGTCCGTTTTGATTTCGGCGATTTGATCGTCAACCTTTGTTGTTTGTTTTTCCTCGGTTTTTTCCGCCTCCATTCCCAATTGTTCACGTTGGGATTTGGTCAATTTGAACGGGATCGCCGAATGTCTGCAATTGTACCCCCCACGATACACGGCGAAATTTTCCGCGTTCGTTCCTGGGATCATTCCCGTCCCGTTTGAAACGGACCAATTGATTTGTGATTCCAAATCGGATTTTTGGATCACCCGCATGTTCACCCAACGACGACATTGGGGCCGTGAATCGTCGATCAACGAACCGACGTATCGAAACGCGTCCAATCCGAAATCCTCGGCGATCTTGGCGTTCACTTGTCCGTCGTATTGGTTCAATGCGTCGCGGCTCACTTGTTTGACGTAACGGGACAACAATCCGTCCACGTTTGGGTTTCCCAAAATGTACGTCGTCAAATATTTTTCCAAATCGGTGATTGAAGATCCCGCCACCACATTTTGAAAAATACCTTGGCGAACGGGTTCAATGAAATTTGTGTTGACCCCCGATCCCGTCAATCCCGTCAACGTTTGTTCGGTCATTTGTTTTTGGATCGGATTGATCAAATCCTCCAATTCCTTTTTTGACAATTCGTTCACGTCGCGGTGAACCTTGAAATTGAAATCGTTGATCGTGTCCCAATCGGACAAATAATTCGAAACGGCGGCGGGATATTTGGAACGTTTGATCGCGTTGGCGATTATTTGGTCCACCTCGTTCACCATGTCGGTGTTCGATTCGTCAAAAACAATTTTCCCGTCCTGGGTTTTCATTTTGGCGATGTGTTTTTTCACCGCTTCAAAAATCACTTGTTGGGTCGGATCCAATGATTCAAACAAATCGTTGTTGATCGTTGAAATGGTCCGATCCTTTTTTTCAATGATCCGAATGATTTCGTCCGTGAATTCCGCCATTTTGTTTTTGTTGTTGTTTTTGTTCCTTTTTTAACTTTTGACGACGTTGGAATTCGGGTTCAAAACATTCGTAATTGTCACCGTCGTCGCATGTATTACAAAATGACGTGACGTTGTTTGTACACGTCCACATTCCAAATTTACATTGTTTCAATTCCTCCATGATCAAACGGTTGGTGGTGTTTGAATTGGATCGCCCAACAAACGATTGGCCGTTTCCGAATCGAAACCATAAATGGTTTCCAACAATGAAATCGCGGCGTCGCGTTTGGTGATCCCTTGGGCCACCGATTGTTGAATTTGCAAAATTCCTTGAACACCACCCACGGTTCCTTTCAAATTTGCCTGGGCCTCCGCACGTTGACGGACCAATTCGGTGTCTGCGGATCCCGTGTCAACCGAATCCGCGTTGATGTCGATCACGGTTTTGGGAATGTATGTCGCAATGATCGGGGCCATTTGGCGGTCCAACTCTGCAAAGATCACCGACAACGGTTGTTCCAAAAATTCGGTTCCATTGTCTGCGACCATGGCCGTCAATGTTTTGTACGCGAACAATGATTTCAACAAATCCTCTTTTCGGATCGTTCCCGACGCCAACAACATTTGTTTGTCCTTGGTGTTCAAATGATATATTGGATCGAACGAAACCAAAATTTCCACCATGCGGGAAACCGATTTGTTCCCCGAAAAACGTTTCCGCGCCAAATCCTTGGTGGATTCAACCAAAAACGCAATTGGGGCGTTTTTGTCCGTCAACTTGTTCAATTCGTCAATCAAATCGTTTTCGGTTTTCATGGAAAACGAAATCGGTTTCACGATCACGGGATCCATTGGATTGGTCACGTTCCGATATTTTTCAATGAACACCAACGATTTGAAAATGATTTCGTCGAATAAATTGTTTGAAATCTTGGTCAATTGGGAAAACGAATCCTCCCGATCGATTGTTTTCGCGGTTCCGCTTTGCGCCTCGTCGATCGTGTTCAAATGCAACGATTCCTCCGCTTTTTTCAACAACGTTTCCCACGCTTCGCCCGAATATTTGATAATATCAACGGCGGGTGAAATGAATCGAACCATGGGTTCATTGGATCCCGAATCGGTCCCCAACGCCGCGTTCCCCTTTTCACGGAGGAAAACACCAAATGGTGATCGTGAAATCACGCGTCCCGTTCCTTTACATTTTGAACATGTGTCATGTTCGTCCTTGTCTGCGTTGTACACAACACCGTCGCGACAACCTTTCGCGTCACATGTTTCCGCGGTTTCCTCTCGATACGGGAACGCGGACGTGGTCATGACGGCG